TTATTATCGTTATCATTTTCAGATAACGAAGCATCATATGTTTGGTCAAACAACACCGTATCTCCGTCAGTGGAATTTAAGTAGTAGATACAAGTTTCATGTGGAATAATCCAATCTGTATGTGGCATCATGCATTGCGCAGTAAAATTAGGATTGGGGATAACCGCAATAGCCATACATCTAATAATTTCTATTTTAGAATTTATTTGTTTTTCTATTCCCTGCTGAAATAAATTTATTACATATTTTTCTTGTTCTGAAATAGCGGTTTCTTTATCTTTTATATACAAGAGATGCCGTAAAGTTGGACTATCTTCCCATACTTGCTTGTCTGATTTATCAAAAGCAAGATGAGCCAATCTATTTCCATAACTAGGAAACATGGCTAAAGTCCAATGAATTTCTGAAGATTCAAAAAGATTAACTATTTTTCTTTGATTGATTATATGTAAAAAATTATCAACAATGACTGGTTCATTACTCATATTATTCTTTCAGTAAATTCATATGCACTACCACTAGTTGAGCGTATGCAACTGCGTGACTACGTTTAAAACTGTATCCAGTATTATCTTTATCCCAAACAGTTTCGTTTACATCTTTCCAAGTTTTACCGATAAGATGTCTCTTTGCAGGGCGGATTGCAGCAAGAAACATCGCTAGTCTAGGAATACTATCAATGGGTTCAGGCATTCTCTGAATAAGATCATAAGAATTGCCCAAGTGAATCAATTTTTCTACCGTAGCCCGTTCTTTCAGTACAGTCCAATCAGGCTCGTTCATCAATTCAATAAGATGTTCCTCACTCTGTACTTGATTGTAAACATGTACGTTAAGCAAATCGAGCTTAAAGTATCCTCTTTTTTCTGCATCCACATAATGCAATGCAGCCATATCATGTACCGGATCATATGGAATTTCAGTAATATAGACTCCCGTAGGATGTTTCCGCACAGGATCAACATTGCGCATTGACGCAGGAATATGCTTGATGACCGCTAGTAGTTTTTCGCGGTCACCTAAGTCAATGTCAATGTCTGAATCAATCCGCATGTTTCTTTTTCTTACCCAATAGGCTGACTGGATGTTCATATCTCGGCAACCCACAATCTGCGCAATTGCACCTTGCACTAGGTCCAAATCCCATGCCGTAATTACCTTCATGAACTTCAAAACTTGTCCAACGATGCCAACCCAAACGACACTTTAGCGGCTGAATAGGCTTCAACCCCTGTAGTGTGCGCCAAGTATTTTCTTTCTCAACATTCATCGAATGTGAGTCATGCCCGCTTGAATAAGCTTCTGATAAGCCTTCTGCACAATGATAGCCTGACGCTCTGCATCTTCTACTGCTTTGTGAGTTGTGACATGTCCGCCGTCTTTGAGACTTACGCCAGCAAGGTCATAGATAGTGCGACAATCACGCACATTCCAGAACTGCCACGGATACTTCATGTCATGGTCACGAAATGCACTTTCTGCAATCACGATATCAAACCCAGAGCCATTGCTCCAAACTTTGTCAGCACGATTCCAACAGAACTGATAAAGCTTTTCCATCGCTTCCTTATAAGAAATGCGATCACGGTCTCCCATAGCTTCTTCAATAGCTTCGGGACTTTGTTCACCCCACCAACGAAGGGTATCATCACTGATAGTGCGATTAAACACCTCAGTCTGTTCTTCCATAGTTGGACGAAGCTCAAGCTTCTCCATTACGCCAACCCCACGAGGGTCAAAACGCACAGCACCAATTGTAAGTATTACTGTGGAAACGTCGGTACTGAGTGTTTCCATATCGATCATAATATGATTAGCCATTAGAACTCCAAATATTGTCTATCTTCTTTACATCTTCTACTATAGCACCGTTTAGGTAATTAAGCAAGAGCATAGGTCGCGGTTCGGGTAAATAATTTGGCATACTAGAATGTAGCAGCCTACAGTTGTACATTAATACGCTGCCTTTAGGCATGTCTCGCTGTTCGGACAAATTATAGAAATATTTGTTATATGCACCACTATAGCACTTATCAATATCCCAATCTTGTATATAACTTTTAGGAACAAATCCAGTTGAGCCTTGGTCAGGAGTAGTGTCTTGTAATGCAACGATACACTGTACCCCCAATAACCTTTCATCTTCGTTCCATTGTTTAAATCTATGGGGAGTATCAACATGTGGATTTATCCATCTACTATCACCGTTGATAGTTACAAAATCACTAGCATAGAACACTGCATCACTAAGTTCCAGCTTGATTTTAGAGATAAGAAGTTCGTTGATAGCTTGTACTTCTGGCCAATCCATAACCATTTGACTCCACCAAACCCAAATTTCTTCTAGGTCGTAGATATCTCCGCGCTCTGCATAGTTTCTGTCTGAATCTACTGCCCGCACTGGACGTAACGTATTAAGTTTACTATTAATACTATCAATTAAATTATGGGGTATAGCATTCTCTAAGAATAGATAGCCGTCGCCTTCAGTAAGTTCGTTATTCACATAATTTCCAATGCACATATGTTTTTTCGTCAAGCACTATATATCCCGATACCTTGAACCACTCGCCTAAATACTTAGGGCCTCCTAGTCTTTTGCGGCACCATACTTCTAATTCGCTTGGTCCCATTCTTTCTGGACCGATAGGGATGCGAATGAAAGTTCTATCTTCCCAGACTCCATCCACTGCAATCTTCTTCTTGATCTTCTGAGTCTGCGGGACTACATCAATAATTTCTTCTGCTACGGGTCTTAGCCCCATGTTAGTTTGAACCATACATAATCTCTCTCATATCTAAACTTAAATTTTAAGCTACCTAAATCGAACTGCCATCTACAATGATGTTCACATTTCCCTATGTTATCGTATATCCAGGTTAACATTTCAGTGTGTTTATGGTGTGCCTCTTGAATTTGATATACAGTAATAACTACTTCGTACCAGCCCGGCTTAGTGTGTTCCCAACCATTTTTTTCATCATAGTAATTCATTGCCAGGTTAGTTTGAACCACATGTAATCTGCATCTTCTTTAAATGCAAAGAACATAGTGTCGCCGCCGCCGATATTATTAATTTCGTAGACTTCGTAGTTTCCATGATGGTCCCAAAATCCACGGTGCCAATCATTGCGCCATTTACCTTGACAATTCTGTTTGCACCAGGCGACCATTTTTTCTATGTCAACATGGTGATTAACCCAAACAGCGCCAGGACTATTATTACGAAGACCTTGCGGTACTACTGGGAGTATATGAGGATATCCGTGATAGTAAGTATGGGCCCATCTTGCCCTGAAACCAACATCAGAATCAAACTTGAGTTCATATTCTCGCCAAGTCTTACACCCATAGTTTTCTAAGAAGCGGTTTTCTTTGTAACCTTTCCAGCGTTCTTTGAGTTGTTTAATCATGTCCATTTTTCATGTTCCTGCACATCATGCCCTACAGTTTAAATATTCTCTCATGCTCTTGTTGGGCTTCGTGTATTTCTCCAAATAATTTTTTTTGTGAGGATGAATGAACGGTTGATATAAATGAATTTACAGTGTATCTGGTGCCGGTTAGAATAGGTTTCGTTTCGTGAACCCAATAAAAGTTAGCTGGAAATACTAATGCGTCTCCCTTTTCTAGAGATATTATACGTTCCCCATTCATAAAAACAAAGTCACCACCAGTGTATTCATCGTTTAGATTTAATGAAACACTAGCATGGGTGAAGTGATCCCAATCTGTGTGCGGATGTATAAAGTTACCAACATCATATTTTAATATTCTGAAATCATGAGTCGTATATTGCAAATTATTACGCAGCAAAGCAACACTAAACATATTTTTACTCTGCAAGTAGTCTAGCCAAAGTTTCAATGCATTTTCTGTCTTGTTTTTTATCAAATCATAATGTTGACTAGTCTCTTTTATAGTTACCCTTTTAAAGGTACTTACCTTAGTGTTTTCCTCATACGCATGAAGCGACTGTTCTTGTCTAGCAGTAAATTTTTTACGTTCATATTCTGTTATTAGTTGCTGGCATTCATCATCATTCAGATGGTTTTTTATAACCAATGCAATATCACATATATTCATTATAGCGTTCCTTAATCATGTCCATTTTAATAGAAACCATGCTAAATCTTCTTCTCTGTCAAATATAAGAGTATCGCTGTATCCGTTTCTATCATACTCAACTCTCCCTCCCCACTTTTTTAATCCTGTTTTCACATCAATGTCATTGAGGCTAAACAAAAAATTAAACCACCATGGATGAGTCTGATTGTTCTTATCGTTTATGCACAGAGTATACATCAATTCCACCGTAATAAAAATGCTAGCCTATCTTGCTCATTCTTAAACTCTAATATCATACCTGTTAGTGCCCAGCCCGGGGTACATTGATTAGTCCAATCTTTAATCTCTTGCTCATTCTCAACATAAAACTTATAGTCAGCCACAATGACAAACGGTTTCATATGTTGCGGAGAGGTTATAAATCTCATCGGTATCTCAACAAGAAAATCGTATACTTATGTTCATCAGTAACTTCAAATGATTTGTCTTGCCAATCTAACAATCGTAATCCATATTCTGGTTCTGATATCTGATTGCAATACTCATTAGAAATGCCAATCTGCTTGTAATCGTAGGCCTTATCAATCAGTCGATCAGTCCACGTATCAAACAGTTTAACATCCATACGAAAATACTTATTCATAGATACCCCAAAATAAAAGTCAGTGCTTCTTTCTTTTCGTCAAAGATGAAGTCATAGTCCCAGCGGCTTCTATAGAGTCCTTCACTATCCCAAGTATATCCTACATTAAACCGCCGCTTGACATGGTAACTCATGTTACGTTCTTTACACCAGTTAAATGAATCAGTAGTGTTAAGTACCCCACGAACTCTCACGCAGTATTTCTGACCGCGACGAACTACTTTGTAAGTATCAATAGCCTGCGGCATTCAACAGTTCCTTGACCTGTGTCACCATTTCAGTATTACGTCTAAACTTGATAGCCCACTGCTCTGGATTGATGTAATCTATAATCATCTTTTGCTGGCTTTCATCAAGTTCTTCTAGAAACTTGACACCGCTCTCGCTCTGATAAAGCATCCAGGGACTAATCTTGCCAGTAGTTACAGCATACGCTAATTTGTTTCTATTTGCATATCGTAGACAATCTTTAGTTTCGATACCTGAATCCTTAGAGATAGTCATCGTAGCTTCGATACTACGAGCGATAGCATCCAGCGGGTCTTCTGTCTTTAAATACTCAATAAGAAATTTAGTATAGTTAGTATCGCTGCACCAACTATCAATCTTTATCTGATTCTTCAACAACCAATCAGCATACCTAACTACATTGATACACTTGATATCAACGCAATAGTGACCGAACTTGACAAAGGCAATGTAGTATGCACTTTTCGTGAAGTCTACATATGTTCTAAGTTTTTTAGATGCAGTATTCTTTTTGTAGAATTCTACCCAAGCTTGAAATCCAATACGATTACCTGGCTGGTCTTTGTCTTGCCATCTGCGCTTGTTTTCACAAAGGTGTTTCATCATCGTAGTCTCTCGCTGGAAACTCCGTTTGCAAAACTCACAAGAAAGCTCGGTTTTAGTTACCGAGCTTTCTTTCGTATTCTTCGATTTCTTTATCTGTAACAAGCTCACTTAATAACTCAATCTCATCAAATTTTAATTCTGGGAATCTATTAGCAAGATACATCTTTTTCTTATGATTGTCAACGAAAACTTCGGATATGATGTTTAAGTCGCTGTCACTTGATTTAGGATATACCTTTTTAAAGTAGTCTTTAATCTCCTTAGTCTTAGGAGACTCTTTCAACTTACTAACACGGTCACGGATATGCGGAATCCATTGATGAAACTGTTTGCCAATACCCGGGCTTGCAGCACACAACATCAACCATTGTAGCTTAGGATGCTTCTGTACATTCTCGTTGAACATATACTTGTTAGCATGATATTCAGTGCTTTGCAGATAATAAGATTGAATATCCTTACTACCTTTAACTGCACTAATCCAATGTATCATCATGAATGGCACAAACTTCTTTTGCTGTTCGGGGGTCAACCTATCATAATACGAATAGTCTTTGCGGTCAATGGCCGCAATTGCATCAAAAAGATCAAATTCAATCTTTTCAAACTTTTCGTCTGCTGATAGTTTCTCTTTAGCCATTATGCTTTTAGTGCCTCAATCGCAATAGCGTGTTCAATAGCTTGACCAATACTGTCACCGTTGTTAACAATAGTCAATGTCGGACCATCACTTTCTCGCATACGTTCATTCTTGTAATGCTCAATAACATATCCTCCTGATGCCGGATAGATAGTGAAGCGAATGCTCTTGTTTGCATCAATTCCATTATACGGACGAACGGAGTCTACTGCATATGTTTTATCTTCGTCACGAGCGGCTTCCCATGCTTCACGGGTCCACTTTGCAAACTTTCTTTTAAACCAACCCATCTTCTTTTCCTTCTCTTTTTGTACCTTGCGATTTCTAGCAGTGTCAAGCCTAAATACAGTTTGACTGGGCGGAATGCCAGCAATCGTTCTATTATACTTTGCCTGACCTAACGATAAGCTACCATTACCCGATGACATTAATAATCTTTCTCTACTAGGATAAGCTGGAATTCAGAACCTTTTCCGTCAGTTGAACTGTCACCCAAATC